TAATGCTATCGCTTCGCTATCCATTTAATAACTCCTTTATCATTTCATAATATTTATATGCGTAATCTGAACCATCTGTTTTTGTAGCATCATGCAGTTCAGCTAACATAGGTGTAGGTATCTTCCATTTTTCTTTACTTGCTTCCATTAAATAATGGTATCTATCTGGAAACTTTTCTTTGAACCATTCGGTAGCGTGAAGTACATCCTTGTGCCACCAGTGTAAGTGATAGTAGCTAGATAATACTTTCATGTTGGTTGGGTCTAGTTCAAATGCTTTATGAGTACCCACATTTAAAACATGAGAAGCATGACAATCAGAGCCTGAACATTCTTTACCAGAATATTGACAAGTATAATTGTCACGCAACTTAACACACAACTTCGCTTTAGCTACTAACTTTTTAGTATACCAAGTTCGATTGTGTGGTAATTTAGGCATTAGAAAGGAATGTCCTCTGTTGCCTTAGCATTAAAAGTTTCAACAACCTTTTTGACTCCACTATCAAATGTGCCAATAAAGTCCATTGCTACTTCATATAGGAAGTTTTCTTGTTCATCCCAAACCCAAACCTCTTTACCTTTTACAGTTTTTTTAGAAGGTTGAGGTAGACCGTTAGGATTATCCTTTGTGAATTTCATGGATACCTTTTCGTTATTCTGTCGGGAATATAAGAAGTGGCGTTCTCTTTCACGGTCGTACCCCAATCCAAAAAAGATTGGTTTTTCTTTATCAATATTAGGCATACGCTTTGCATACTGACTAAAGAATTGTGAGTCTAGTGGTATCTGTAATAGAAACTTTGCACCTTCATCATCTTCCATATTTGTAATGAAGTTAGCACCATACTCTGTTTCATCTACATAACAAGATTTTATCCTGCCTTCGATACCTGTGTATTGTAATTCTTTAATTACCTTACCTGCATTAGCACCTTTTTCAAGTGTGCGTTCTACACCTTTAGGGTCATCTGAACCATCTGGTAATCTGATTGCAAATTTACCTTTTACTATTGTTACTATTTTACTTTGGTTACTCGTATTATTTGTTAGTCCCATTTGTTTCTCCTATTCTAATTCCCACTCTTTATGAGTGAATGTTTGTGTTCTTTTATCAAATGATAAACTAGCTACTGGACTCAATCCTTGCCTATTCTTTTGAAACTTAGCAATAACGTGGTCGCCTTCGTAGTTTTTATGTTCAATCATTCTTCCGTTTACATCTATACCATCATATCCAACAGAATGCAACAATAAAATTACATCAGCAAAGTTTTCTACATCTCTGCTCCAAGCAATTTGCATATTCTCATTTGGATGAGCTAGGATAATAATTGGTATATTCAAATCATCACGCAAGTCACGAAACTTACGAATGAAATAGTCATACATTACAGTCTTCGATTGATACTGTTTTCCACCATCATTTATTGATAACAGGTTATCTACAAATATACAGTCAGCACCTTTCCTAGACTCTGATATAGCCCATGCTCTGATGTCATCAATACTCATAGCCTTGTCACGAACACATAACTCTAATAGTTTTATATTATCGTTTGCCTGTTTAGATTGTTTTAATTCATCCCTTGTAGCGTGTCCACGAGTTCTCATAAAATAAGTATTTACACTACCGCAATGTGCTATAAGTCTTGGCATTAACTCACTCCTTAACATCTCAATAGATGCAAGCGGCACTCTATGTTTTTGCTTATGTGCGTTTACAATCCATTGTAACATCAATGCAGTTTTACCCGTGCTTCTTGGTGCGTGAAGTAACATCAATTCGTTCTTCATCTTACCTAAAGATGCATCCCATTGTGGACACCACCAATTAAATGTACCCGTGTTTCCAGTCTTACAATCTTCAATAAACTTTTCACCTAAAGTATGTAATGGTACATCTTTAGATAAATCCATATCAGATAAACTCAAGTTACTAATAACTTCACTAACACATGATTCACCATTATAAGATTGAACTAAAGCTTTCTTTAAGATTTTAATTTCTTTACGAAGTTTAGATTTTTCTTTAATAATTTCTTGATAATGCTTTACATGATTTGGAATAATTATTTCTTCTTGTAATTCTAATAGATAATCACCACCACCAATTACGTCTAATTTTTTATTATCCTTCAAATAATTTCGTATTGTAATTATATCAAGTAATAAATTATTAACATACATATCTTTTAATTGTTCAAACAATACCTGATTCTTATGAGTAAAGAAGTCATCCTTAGATATGGTAATCTTTGAAAATGAAGGGAGTGGGTCTAAAAGGATAGAACCCAATACACCCCTTTCTGCTTTATTATCATTTGGTAATTCATTCATATACTAACCCTTTCCTTTTCTTGTTCTTTCTTAACTATCTCATCTTTAAAGATTTCATTAATAGGATTAATCCATCCCTGAAAATCTTTCTGATAAATAATTTCTCTACTATTCACATAAGATGGAATGTTCTTCTTCACAAGAGATTTATCTGCATCGGATAATTTACACCAATATCGATAAGCTATTTTCTTGTTACCTTTTCTACCATACATAACCCAACATTCTTCAAACATAGTATCTGTTTTATTATCTTGGTTATTATATGGTATAGGTTGTTTAATTTTATTGTATGCATTATTTAATTCTGAACATTCGATATTAATCGTATACCATTTCGTTTGGTCATATCCACTCTTGTTAAAGTTTCCAGATTGAATAATACCTTTGTTTTCCATATCTCGTAGTAGCCTACTAATCTTCTGTCTGCTAAAATATGGAAAGTGATTATGCATATCTGATGCAGTTTGATACATCCAAGTTTTATCTAAATGTGTATGCGTTTCTTTCCCTACGTTTTGACAAATCCAAAAGCGTAAGTGCTGAAGCAGGATAGCCTGCTCCACACCGTACTTTGTAGCTTCATCAACATTAAATGCGTGACAATGTTTCTTCATAATACTCCTTTATATAAACACCAACACAATCCATCGCTTTCTTAATATGTTTAGAAGCTAAATAGTTTGATTCAATGTCTTCTCGTGATAAGAATTTAACCGAATAACCTTGTTTGTTATCAGCACCAAACGCAACCACCATAGCACCCATAGGATTTTCACCATCTATCTTACTATTCATGGCATAGATACTAATTTGCATCTCATGTTTTTTGCTTGGTCGTTTACTTGATTTCCAATCTAATATGCATGGAATACGATTACCTTTGTAATCTATATAACCCGCAAAGTCAGGTTGTCCTGTAATCATAATCTCATTATCGTAGAAGCGTTCTTCCATCCAAACTGCTTCAGGATTATATTTTTTTACAAAATTAACCCAACCTCTTGGTAGATTACTTACCATATCATCTGTTGTTTCCTCAGACGTATAAAAAGTACACCAAGTTTCAATAGCATGATGCATATCAGTTCCATCCTGTGCCGCTTTATTTAAGGCTTCCTTGTAGCCTTCAAACGTACCATCATCAGATTTATCAAATGCCCACTTAATTAAACCATCTGCTCCACTTAAATATGGGTCAAACGCTTTTAAGAATGTAGTGCATCTAATATATCTTCCGCCAATTATTCTTCCGTTGTCTTCTACCTGTGTTTCATCTAGTGTCATAGTTAATGACTGGAATACACCAATGTGTTTTTCATTCCATTTTATTGCGTTGTCGAAGTATGCATACGAAGTTATTTGAGCTGTTTCTTTTTCAAGACACATCGCCTGTACAATAGGACTCTTTGGTACATAACCAATGTGGTCGTCCTTGTATATAACTCTTACTGCATTCTTATCGTGTGCCAAAACTTTTTCGTCTGTTTCTTCTTCAAACGAAACAAATCCACACGGTCTTAATTTTTTTAGTTTTGGATTTCTGTCGGTGCAAAAAGTTACACCCGCTAGTTGTATGTTCATTTTTTCTCCTTTGTTTAATGAAATTGGTGGTGCTATTTACGGTCTGCACCCAAGACCACGATTTAGTTTAGACTCCAACACAACCGTTAGAGTAATTCGAATCTTTTCTTAACAACAACCTTACCATTAAAAGCATTTTTTACAACTGAAAATTTGCTTTCGACCGCATGAATTATTTGTTTTGCTTCTTCACTCGTGTATTCATAATTACTTTTGTTTCCCAGATTAGCTAGTTTGTCTAACAAATCTAGAATTTCATTTGTTCTTTTTTCAGCTAGTCTTTTGAAATTAGCTGATTTGTAATGTGTTTCATTCATACTCTTACTCCGTTGATGTGTGTAATCTCATTCCATCTGATTTGGAAATCATCCCATCCGTCATATCGGACAAGCGGTCTTCCAGTGTAATCCTTACCAACAACTTTTCTTGTTGCTTTACGGCATGAGTACATAGTTTGTGCTTTGAATGTAATTGTATCACCAATTTTAAAATCTATTTCAGATGAATTAGATTCTCTTTGATTTAACAAGTTAGCCATTACGTCATTTGCTACAGATTGTAGCGGTATTATGTCATTCATTTTTTCTCCTTTTGTTAGTTAATAAAATTGGTGGCGATTTATACGACGACATCGCCAAACGTCAACTGAACTCCTACAGTCAAGGTGCGGTTTTAAGTATCCGCAAAACTTTACTCCAATACTTATCGGTAGGTTTAGGATTTCTTTTTAATCCCTCGTAGCCACCATTCCACAATCTAGCACACACTTCATACACATCAAGCGGTGAAGTTTTATGCTTTCGTTGTTCTATGGTTCGCTTGTAATACCATTCGACATATTTATCGTAATAATAATTAAGATAATACTCACACATTTGAGTAGATTTTATTCTTGAATATCTATCATCATAGGAATATTCAGAATATACCCAATCGTCAGTATGGTGACATATATAACCAAACTTTTCGGCTATACGATTAACATCATCAACCATAATCTCATGTATCTGCAAACAACCGACAGCTTCTCCCATATCGCCTATAGCATTTACATCACCACCACTCTCAACATGTATAAGCACAGGTATAAGTAATTCTAATACTGCTTTCATTTTTTCTCCTTTGTTTAAAAATTGGTGCGGGATATAGCTCCCGCATAGCTTTACCAATTTGTTGGGTCGTGTAACACGTCACTAGCAACTCTTTTACATTTATTGATATATTTTGTTGGATAGCCTTGTTTTTTCATGTCTGCAATCCAATCTGTTTTGTATAAAGGACTGTTTGGGTCTTTCAACTTTTCTTTTATACCTTGCTTACTTTTTTGAGTGTTAGGTTTTCTTTGTGAACGTTTCCACTCAATGTTTTTTATAGTTGCATCTAACATTTTTTCTCCTTTGTTTAAAAATTGGGAGCGGAATTTCACCGCTCATGTATTTATAGAGAGTATTTAACTCGTCTATCACGCAATGCTTCCAGTACCTCTTGTTTTTCATCAAGAAGTTTTTTCCAAACACGAATATCATACTCAGCACTTTCAATTGCACTATCAAGCGATTGCAATCTAACATCTATTTCATCTGACATAACTATCTCCTTTCTAAAAGACATCATCTTCTTTGTAATATTCCGACATTCTTTCACCGTCAATTTCAACGATTACTTTGTTTGAAAGATTTCTAGCATCAATTTCATCTAAGTAAAAATATGCATAGCCATCTTCAACATGAACCTTTTGCTTTTCTATTTTGAATACCACAACTTTTGATTTTGGTTTATACTCTATCTCTATCATTTTTTCTCCTTTGTTAATTATTAAAAATAGGAGCGGGAGCGACCCGCTCGTGCCATGCTTGTTTAGTTTTGTTGATAGGTAGACAGTTTTTTTCTTATCTAGGAAGATTCCATTTTATTTATGTTCGGTTGATTGCGTCCTATCAAAACAATCTAGATAGCTACAACACTCTTGATGTTTTCAGCTTCTCTTAATATTTTACGACCCTTTGCAATTAATAGGTCTGTTGTTTCTGGATTTGATAATATTTCTAATACACGGGATTTAGCTTTAGCACCGTGTCCCAATTCAGATGAGCCAAACTGTTTATTTTTTTGTTCATCTGTTTTTTCATCACGATTTGCACCATGAGTATAATACTCGGTGAAACCGTTGAACAGGTCGTACTTGGTTTCGCCTGTGTTACCAATACCCGCACGGAATAAACCGTGTATTTCATCTGCGGTATTTATACCACGAGTCTTGGGTGAATTGACAAAACCAATGCTAAACAATCTAGCATGGTTATCCGATATAGGCTCGTTCGCAAGGCGTTCGATATCTTCGAAAGCTTTTTTGCGGTGAGTGAATATCTCGTCAAGCTGATACATCATATTATCAAATCTAATACTTGCATTTTTAGTATGTCTAACTTTCATGCGAAGCATAGAATTTTTCTTGTACAATGACGATATGAACGAATTACTACACCACACTCTTTCAAGTGTATCACCAAGCACACAACTAGATGAGCCGTCATGCGATGACCACATCGTGATGTATCCGACAAATTTATCACCGTTGATTGCAAATCCGTCACCCACTTCAGCTTGGATAAATATCTTCCCGCCGTTTTTTAAGTGACCCGCATTTGTAATCTTGTAATCAATGCCCGCTAACGACTGATTCAAAGCATCCCAAATTTGAGAATTTTGAATTGGTTGATATTTTGCACCGACAACACCTAGTGATTCGTTTGTATCGCTACGTTCAATAATCTTGTGAGAGTTAATCGGCTCATAAAATTTATCTTGAATATGACGATAAATATTACGTTCGATGACATCCCAGTTAAGATTAGTTTCAGCTAGACTGCGATACTCTTGTACGTCTTTGTTACTTGTATTTGCTATTTCCATTTTTTCTCCTTTGGTTAATTAATAAAATTGGAAGCGGGAGCGACCCGCTAAAGCCATGCTAAACTTCACAAACTTCGACTAAACAGTCTACGCATTCGGAATCTACTTTTTTTGTAATTTTGTTAACTGCATCATCCTCTGAATTAGCCCACACATTTTGTTGTGCTACTCCAAATTCTTTTTCCCATACTACTGAATATTCTTTCATACAGACTCCTTCCAAAAAGGATGGTCTGCTACTTTTATTGGTTTACTTTGTTTATAATGGTCTAAATGTACATCTTTCCAGTCTAAGGAATGTTTAGCATCAAATTTAGACTCTGCTTCTTTGGGAGAATTTGCTTCAACCAAATAAACATCTTTAACAACTACTTTATATACTTTCATTTATTTCTCCTTTTTTAATAAAATTGGGAACGGGAGCGACCCGTTCGTGCCGTGCTAGTTTTCAAATGTTGTTTCTAATTCACAACAATCGGATTCCCAAGTTAACTTTGTACATTTGTGAAACTTGATACCTTTTTTTGCTGTTCGTATTTTAAAACAATCTAATGCTTTTTTATAAGTATCATAATAGCCACCACTAAACATATTAGTTTCATATTGGTAGCTAGTCCACTCTGAAGGAAACTCTAAATGTTGTTCCCATGTTACATACTCACTTTCCCATTTACATAATACTTGTCGTACCATTCTTGTACCAATAGCTGATATAGTCCAATCACTAGCTATTAATACTTGTTTACCTTCAACTTCATTGCAGTGTTGTAATACTTCCTCGAAAGGTATTGCTGATTTTATACGCATTTGATTTCTCCTTTTTTAATAAAATTGGGAACGGGAGCGACCCGCTCGTGCCATGCTAATTCATTTCGAAGTTCATTGCTTCATGACCACGACCCGCTTTATTCATTGCGGATTTGATTTTTCGTTCCATTTGATTTATGCATCTGTCCGCATATTCACTGCCGTGTTCATAGTCTATACAACATATGATGTCTGCAAAACTCTTTGAGCCGTTAACAAAACATTGTACATAGTAATTATAATCTGAACTTGTCATTTGATTTCTCCTTTTAGTTAATTTAATAAAAATTAGGCGGTTAGTGTTTCGGCTTAAAGCACTCAAAAAACTGGCAACCGCTGACCGTAAAATTGTTGTGGGATTCTCACCCACAGGAGAAGAAAAATAATTTCTCAATTAGTTCGTTACGCATATCATGGTGCACCAGATGGTGGAGAGCATGACTTCATAATGCGGTAGAGTGTGTGCTAGTTAGCGTTGCTGACCCTACTATCAAGTGACTGTTACGTTAGTCTGACTGCCCGCTTTACGAACTAAATTTGGAACTCGAAAGTTACAACCCAAATTTGAGGGATTGCTCGGTCGGGTGAAGTGCCTAAATAAAACCGTGAACTTCTCACACCCGACAAAGAATAAACTACCATAGCTGATATAGAAAATTCAACATTTAATTAACAAATAATTAAAGAAATATTATATAGGGAAACAGACAAAAGATTATGAGTTTTTTTATATCATCCAATCTATCCCAATACCCGCACGTATAGCACTAAATATGCCAACGCGCTGCGTGTAACCCTCTAAAACCTACGAGAATGCCCTCTAATAGCATTTACCCTTTAGGCATATCTTACCATTAATAACCTTTAGTTTGTCCATTATAGGCACACTGCAAGGAATTAGCATGGCAGGGTGTGTTTAGGAGGGTAGGGTCGGAGTCGACAGCGTGTCATCGGACGTGTATATAGACCTTCACACAGCTTTTATTTTTTTTGACTTTTTTCTTGCACTAAGATATTTTTGCATTACATTGGCTATATGGATAACCTAGACTTAGAGGAGTTGAGTTTATGCGTATGCCAAGATTGTAAGAATTACTGGTTAATCGTTGAAATAGAGTACGCTTTAAATGACCCAACGTATTGTCCATATTGTGGAATAAGATTTGATTATGTCGAAGATAAATAAGAGTTGTGAAGATTGTTGTTGCATTGATTCAGAGGACAATCCTATAATAGATATTTTAGATGAACAGGGATACGTAGAGCATTCAATATGTATGATGTGCTATGTAGAAAGGCAAAACGATGGGACACTTTCCGAACTTACCTCATAGATACAGTCCTGATGCACAGGCAGAACGTAATTGGAAAGCTAAAAATAAACGTGAAAATCGTGAAGGCTTAAATTATAATTACGCAAAATTTGACAAGGAAAAGTATCGTGAAAACTACGATAGTATAGATTGGTCTAAATGAGTGCAGAAACTATATACAGCGATTTAAAGAGTGAGGATAATAAGAAGTTATGGGCGTACGCTAAAGAATTAGCCGAGTTTCGACGCAAGGCGGATATGGTTATGGAGGGTTCTAGTATAGACTGGAACGATAAGAGTAGCGTAAAGCTGTACATATCCGAAGCATTAAAAAGACAAATGGATAATGGTAGTGCCGCCGCCGCAAGAGAACTAGTACACGTCGAAGGAATAAAAGAGGATACGCAAGATTTAATTATTGAACCTGTAAATTTTGCTGAAGTTGTATGGGAAACAGAATAAGATTACCACAACTTAAACCAAGAAATTATCAATTAGGTGCATGGAAAGCACTCGATAATGGTGCTAGAAACATTCTAATAAGCCATCCCAGACGGCATGGAAAGGATGTTACCACCGCCAGTATACTATCCAAAAAAGCGATGACCCGTGTCGGGTCATATTATTATTTGTTTCCAACCCGCAAATGGGCGGAGCGTGCTATATGGAATAACATTGTAAGCATAGGAGAAAAGAGCGGACACCTTATAGATTTAATTTTTCCTCCAGAAATTGTGTTAAATAAAAACAATACAGATTTAAAAATTAAACTTATTAATGGCTCAACAGTTAATATGGGTGGTACGGATAACCTAGATTTCGTAGGGCAGGGTGGTTACGGTTACGCATTATCCGAGTTTTCATTACATAAACAGGAGGTAACAGGATTTCTTGCACCTATTTTGGATGAGGGTAACTCATTTATAATTATGAATGGTACGATGCGTGGTAAGAAAAACCAACTATATCAGATGTATGAAGCCAACAAAGACAACCCGAACTGGTTCTGTGAGTGGTTAACACCTGAAGATACAAAAAGATACTACTGGATAAGCGATGAAATAAACTTAAATCCAGAATTACAGGGAAAAATAGACCCGTACACCAATGTTCAATATTTAAATATCCAAGATAGAATTGACTCAAAAATGATATCATATTCGCTCGCAAGACAAGAATATTTAAACGAAGCGGTATCTGATGTAGCCAATTCTGTTTACGGTTATGAAATGGTTAAAATACAAAATAAAGGCAATATTACTAGCATTTCTGCACAAAATGAACCAATTTTTACATTTTGGGACTTGGGTGTTGATGACCCAACTGCTATAGTGTTTGCATTTATTAAAGATAATAAAGCTTTTATTATTGACTACTATGAAAACACTGGTTATGATATAAAACATTATCTGGATGTGGTGAATGAAAAGAATTATAAATACGCAGGACATTATATGCCGCATGACGCTAAAAAGCGTATGGGTAACACAGGAACTAATATCTTGGACTTCTGCCGTACACAGTATAGCTTTGAAATACGACCAATCCCAAAAACCAATTCGGTGCGAGATGACATTGAGATTGTCAGACGGCATCTTCCTGATTGCAAAATTGATGAGAAAAATAGTCAATTACTTGAACATCTTACGAACTACCAATGGAATCCCAACACAGGTAGAATATTACACAATGAACATTCACACGGTGCGGATGCTGTGCGAATGTTATTTATGGCTATGCATCATCGGATGGTTAGTGAGTATTTAATTAAAAAAGATTCAAGTAGAACTCCAGAGTTTATTTCTGATGATTGGATGATAGTATGACACCATTCGAACAATATCTTGAATTTGACCCGAATGCATTAGATTTGTTAAAAAAATGCACACACATATATTTAGATAATAATGTATTTGTTTGTGGATATAAAACACATTCATATTACATAACAAAAAAGAATCACAATAAGCTTGACAAACCTGATACATGGTATGTAGTTTATGCGTTAGGTAATATTAAAAAGTTATTTAGTGTTTTTGAACCATTACCATATTTATGCTATCATAGAGAAGATAAAGATAAAAAGATAAGACTTTTAGATTACAAAAAATTTAGGAATAAATACTATGGGCAGAAGAAGTAAAAGTAAACCATTACCACCACCACCCGCTGTTGTTGAGCCACCAAAGCCACCAGAAATGATTGATGTTACAAACCAACAAAATTATATGCGTCAAACTATGGATGACCAATTTACAATGCAAGATACAATGATAACGTCACCTAAAAGAAAAAAGAAAAAAGGTGAGATTACTGAATCACCTTCTACAATGATGAGCTCTTATTGATGGACGGTAATACAATAATTAAAAAATATAATAACATGAGTTCAAATGTTATTGGTAACTGGCAAAATTTATGGCAAGAATGTGCAGATTTTTGTTTTCCAACTAACGATAACATTAATCGTATTCGTGTAGCAGGACAGGAAAAACCACCACAACGAATGATAGATACCTGTATAGAAGCAAACTATTCTTTTGCATCAGGATTTTTTTCTCATATGTTTCCGCCAAACACTGTATGGGCAAAATTTAGACATCCTTCTCCTATGATGATGGCTAATAAAAATGTAGCTAATTATTTTGAAGAAGTAAGTCGTATTGCACATCAAGTATTAATTAGTAGTAATTTTGCTCAAGAAGAATTTCAAGCATTACTTTCATTAGGTTGTTTTGGAACTAATTGTCTTTCAATAGAAGAAGATGATGAAAAAATAATTAAATTTAGAAACTACATAATAGATGAAGTAAGAATAGATGAAAATCATTTACATGAAGTTGATACTGTAGCTAGAAAATATCAACTTTCTGGTAGACAAGCTATATTAAAATTTGGTGAAGAAGCTTTAAGACTAGCAAAGCTTGATAAAATTTTAGATAATAATTCAAAATACGAGGAAACAAAATTTAAATTTATACAATTTGTATCACCAAGAAAAAATTATAAAGTAGGAAGCAAAAAATCTATAGATAAACCATTTGCATCTTATCATGTATCCTTAGACACAAAAGAAATTGTAAAAGAAAGTGGATTTGATTATAATCCATTTAAAGTATCAAGATTTATGGTGGGTAATGAAGAAATATATGGTCGTTCACCTATGAGTATGTGTCTTGGAACTGCAAGAAGAACTAATGTTGTTTATCGTTCTATGATTATAGCGGCTGAACATCATGCAAATCCACAATGGCTTGTTCCTGATGACGACAGTGTTAGCGGTATGAGTAGTCGTGCAGGTGCATTTATTAAATGGAGAGCAACTAATCCTAATGGAAAACCAGAAAGACTTGCACCAAATGGTAATCCACAGCTTGCAAAAGAAATATTTGATTTACATGAAAACCAAATTAAACGTCAATTTTTTAATCATTTATTTAGACCATTAGACCAATATAGAAATATGACAGCAACCGAAGTTCAAGAACGTATGACTACTGATTTAATGAGTTTATCTCCATTTGTTAGTAGATATATTGAAGAACATATAAATCCTATAATGACTAATGCATATTATATTTTACAAAAACGTAAATTATTACCTGAAATTCCACAGGAATTATTAAAATCAGCAGATTTTGAAGTAGATTATGTAGGAAGATTGTCATTAGCTACTAAATCTTTTGAAACTATGGGTGCGGTTAACACTATGAGAGTATTTGGTGAATTAGCACAAATGAATCCAGAAATGTTAAAATCATTAGAAAATGTTGACCCTGACCAATTATTTAGAGAAATATGGTTTGCTAATAGTTCTAGCATGAACGCATTAAAAGACCCAATGGAAGTAGAACAAGAAAGAGAAGAAAAAGCAGAAGCTATGGCACAACAACAACAGTTGCAACAATTACCCGCTATAGCAGATGCCGCTCAAAAAGTAAGTGGTGCAGTATCACCAGATAGTATACTTAATCAATTAGAAGGATAAAATGGAACGCAAGGATGCTGAAAACCTAGTCGCTTGCTATCGCAGGTGTCTATTATCTCCAGAAGGAAAAGAAGTATTAAATGATTTAAGAAGATTTTCAATGATTGATGAGCAAGCAGGAAGCTCATTGACGTTAGAAGAAATGGTATATCGTAATGCTTTACAGGATATATACAGATACATTGATGCAATTATTTCAGAAAGTTAAATATGGAAACACTTTTTAAACAATTACAAAAAAATCCTAAAGGAAATTTTAAAACTAAAAAAATAAAACCAATTTATGATATGAGTCCCGAACAAAGAAAAGCATATTTATTATCACAAAAAAGAAAATTAATATAGGAGATTTACATGAAATATGGAAGTAAAAAGAAAATGGTTGCAAAACCTACAAAAAAGAAAACGGTAAAAAAAACAACAACTAAAAAATATAAAAAATAAGGATAATTAAATGAGTGAAGAACAAACTGTAGAAACACCCGTAGAAACATCGGATACTGTAGAACAGGCTGTTGATATTTTAACAGATGAAGGAAAGTTTAACGAAGCATGGAGAGATGGATTACCTGATGATTTAGGTAAACACTCTATATGGTCAAAGTACGACAATCCAACAGACTTAGTTAAAGGAGCAATAAATGCTCAATCGCAAATAGGTAAAAAAGCAGAAGACTTTTGGACTTCTGAAGATGAAAATGATGTAAATAAACGTAGAGAAATTATGGGTATACCCGAAACAAAAGAAGGGTATAACTTTGAGTTTGAAGAACCCGAAGAAGGTTTTGAGGTTGATGATAACAGAGTTAATAATTTTTCTGAACTTGCTCACAGTATTGGATTAACTCAAGACCAAGCACAAAAATTAATGGACTGGGAAATTAATGGTAGTAAAGAACAGTTTTCTAGTATGGAACAAGAAAATGAATTAAGTATTCGTGAATCTGAAGATACATTAAGAAAAGAATGGACTGGAGATAGTTACGAATACAACATGGGTAAAGTAGCTAATATTATGGATTATCTTGGTTTATCTGATTTTAAAGATGACCCTGCTATTGGAAACAATGTTGATTTTATTAAAGCAATGTTTAATAATGTTGTACCAATGATTAGTGAAGATGAAATTATCCAAGATGGAATGGAACAAAACTTTGCTACTATTAGTGACCAGTTAGATGACTTAGAAAGGGATATGTATGAATATCAAGGTAACACAGGTACTTCAGAGTATCAAAGAATGCTTAAACAACGTCAAGCTTTACTTGAAAAAATTGTATAAAAATTTACTTGACAAAATAAATTAAAATATAGTATATAGTTGTTCAGATTTAAACATTGATACCTTTTACAGCCAATGGGAGAGTCGGGGTGAAAACCTTAAATTAGGCAGACCCGTAGGTGCGGATACTCATAGCCGAAAAACTAGTATGTAAATATTAACTTAACGGAGGTATATTATGGCGGGAAATCTGCTTAATACTTATATCACAGGTTTTGACAGAGCTGTAAGAGAAACTGTTGAAACTGTAGGTGGCAAAATGAGACCTTATGTTTCACTTGCTACAGGCGATTTATTTCGCAAAGAAGGTGTATATCAACGTACTACAGGCGGCGGTCTTCCATCAAAGGTAACTAACCGATTTGGAGATTCTCCTGTATCAGACATTGATTACAGTCGTAGACGTATAACACGTTCTCAATTCCAAGATGGACAATTCATGGATTGGGCGGACTTATCTAAAATGGGAATCGACCCACGTTCACAAAAATTAGCTGTTATGAAGAATAAATTTCTTCGACAAGAAGATTTAGTGATTGATGCGGCGGCTCTAGGTAGTGCTAAAGGTGGAGTTGAAGGTGCTGATGACGTTGAATTTGGTGAATTTCCATATGCAACATCAGGCAACTCGGGAAACCAAGACAAAAACATCATTAGTGTAAAAACTAAAAGTGATGGAAGTATTGGTGCTGATGGTGCGGCTAACCGATTAGGTTTCAACTATGGTAAGTTCCTTGAAACATTAGCTACGTTTGGAAACAATAGTGTTGACATCGAAACTCAAAAACCTTTATTCAAGATTTCTTGGCATCAGTGGCAGGACATCATGAATGACAGCAACTTCACAGATTTTGATAATCGTGGTGGTGCAAGGGTTAATGAGCAGGGTGCAGGACAAATTTATGATTACATGGGTGCAAGCTTCTGTATTTCTAACATTGTTCCTTTCATGTCTGCCGATGCTGACTCTCATGCTGCAACTGACATTTCTGTAGATACTACAGCTAATGTTAATGCTGACACAGGAACATGGGTAGCACCAGCGGGTACAACTCGTTGCTGTTATGCTATGATTCAAGATTCAGTATTATTCGAAGTCAATCCTGACATAACAACTAAAATTAGTGAGAGAGCTGATAAATCTTTCAACTACTATGCGTACATGAAAGCAGAATTTGGTGCTGTTCGTATGGAAGAAGAAAAAATTATCGCAATCCCATGCCAACAATAGGAGGATAGTTAAATGGCAAATTCAACAGAAGTAACAAACCTAAATTCAGGTCTTGTAACAAAGTCTAACTATCGTGGAAATGTTCAAGCAATTCCAGTATCTTTAGCTACAGGCACAGGTGCAGGAACTCACAATATTAGTGATGTTCTTCCAAAAGAAGCACGTTTAATAGCGGCTTCTTTATTTTTCACAGACCCACATAGTAGTAGCACAAATTCTACTATTCTTGTTGGTCATGCTGATGATACTGATGCAGTTGGTACTTCAGGTGCTACATCTGCGGCAGGAGAAATTGCTTTTCCTACTACAGGAAGTGCGGCAGGTAGTGTAGACTTAGGAAATAAAACTTTAATTGTAACAACGGATGCTAACGTAGACCAATCAGTTACAATTTCAGGATATATCCTAATCGCAACAAACGAGTAAGACTAACAGGGGGGGCAACCCCCCATATTTTTTTATCATGGCATCTAAAACAGACATAATAAATTTAGCATTAAGTAAACTAGGTAGTGAAAGACTAACACTTACCGATTCTGAAATTACAGACAACACTTTATCACACGCAAAAACAGTCAACTTACATTATACAAATACATTAGATGAATTAATTCGTATGCACAAATGGAACTGTTGTAAGTCAAGAAGCAGATTAGGTGCATTTGAAATTAATATAGCAATAGGCTCTACTATAACTGCACAGGGTGGTTTTAGTGGAGATTTATCTGCTACAGGAACAGATTCAAACGGAAAACCAACATATACTACAGGCACATCAGCTACTAATGGATATGTAAATTTAGTATATGATGATACTAATAGCAGATGGAGTTTAACATTAGGGTATGGAGGTGGAAACCAAGCACCTATAACTTTATCTTCTACTACATATAATCCTAATGGAGATTATAATAGTGGTAGTTCTGCCGCAACAGGTGCAACTATAACAGTAGTAAAACCTGATTTTGAATATTCATATCAACATAGATTACCAACAGGTTTTATAAGAACATCATATGTAACAAACACATCAGAAGTTTATTACTATGGTAAATCAAAAGTTTATTACAGCATAGAGGGTAACGCATTGTTATCAAATGAAGAAAATATATACTTATGTTATTCAAAAGCACCAGAACCAGAAAATATGGATTCTTTATTTCAACAAGCGTTTGTTGTATTATTAGCGGCAAGAATGGCTGTTCCTATTACAGGTGAGTTAGAATTTTACAAATTATTGTTAGAAGAATTTAATAATGTAATTATGCCAGAAGCAAGACGAGCCAATGCATTTGAAAAACAAGATGCACCAACAGTTGATAGCGAATATCTTGAGTCTACATATACATCGGGTTCATCAATAAGTAATTCAAGACCACCATTTTCACAAACATCATATGGTAGCTTTAGTTAGGAGGGTTTATGGCTAAAAAAGTTATAAATGCTTTTAATGGTGGAGAAGTAAGTCCTAATACCCATGCACGTTTTGATTCTACATTATATAATAAATCTTGTATTAAACTAGAAAACTTTATTCCTATGCAAGCAGGTGGTGTAGAAAGAAGACCTGCTACAAAATATTTATCAACAGTATCTGATAATGCTAAAGCAGTTTCTTATTCATTTGTTTTTAATAATGAAAACGCATATACATTAATATTTACTGATAAAAGTTTAGGTATATATAGTAATGAAACTTTAAAAGCTACAATTACTACATCATATTTAGAAACAGAACTATATGATTTAAAACTAACACAATCTGCTGATATTGTATTTATTGCACATCCAAATCATGCAGTAGAAAAATTATCAAGAGTAGGAGATACTAATTGGACTTTAAATATATTAACTTATAAAGTACCTCCATTACTTGATGAAGACCCCGATAGAACATTTTCTATAACAGGTAGTACAACTAAAGGTAGTTCTATATCTATAACAGCTAATGGTAATTATTTTTATTCAAATCATGTTGGTGCAAAATTTTTAATTAAACAACCAAGAGATATAAATAATTCAATTTCACATGATAGTAATGCGGGAATTAGTACATCTGCAACGATTAATCAAACAATAACATCTAGTGGAACAACAGCTACAGTAGCCTATGATAATCATCCTTTTGCAGTAGGTTCTTCATTTGTTGTATCAGGTGCAAGTTATGATGGTGCAAGTTATGATGGTACTTTTACTGTAGCTAGTGTACCTGATGCTAATAGTTTTACATATACAATGCCATCCGACCCTTCAACTGATACTGTAACAGCTAATATACAACAACAAGCTATATCAACAGCATCTTTTTTAAAATCAGAACCAATTAATATGGGTGGTTCTAATTGGTCAATAGAAACAAAAGGAAATTGGAGAGGCAGAGTAACTGTATTAAGAAGTTTAGATGGTGGAGATACATACGAGGAATATGTTGTTATTGGCGATAATGGACACATGCCAATAGATTCAAGTATGGATGATTCAGGCGATATTTCTTTTCAAACATTAAGTAAAAATTATACATTTGCTAGTACAGAACCTGAACCTATAGGTGCATTATTACAAGTTTATTATAGAGTAGTAACAACATATTCTACTTTAAATGATTATAGACAAGTCAGTTGGGAGTTAAAAGCAGAAGACCCTTATATATATGGATTATGTTTAATAACAGCAGTAGGTTTAGGTGCATCAACAACATCAGGAGTAGCTACAGCAACTGCTACATTAGAAACACCTATAGCATATACGATAACAGACTATGGAGCTATTTGGGCGGCAAATACTCCATTTCTAAAAGGAAAAAAACTTAAATTTGATGGTTCTTTATCCGCAACAAATCCTTCCTCAGGAGGTGATGATGATAAATTTGTACAATTAAAGGATAGTAGTAATTCTGCATTAACTAATGTTGTAGGAATGGCTTATGGAAATGCAAAGCTATGGGTTTTAACTACTCAATATGCATTAGGAGCAGATAGTGGTACACAAACAATTCATAAGTATACAATAGCTAATGGAGGTGCAAGTGGGCTTGCATATAACCATGATGGTAATTTTAATTTATCTACAACGCTTGTAACAAGAGCATCAGATATTACTTATTATAATGACAAACTTTATGTTATTGGTGGTATAGGAACTTTTAATCAAGATTATGCTTATTATGCTAATAAAATTTATTTTTCTGATGCAGGTAATAGTTGTGCTATATATAAATATAGTCTTACAGGTGGTTATGAATCTACATTTTATACCTTTCCTGAAACATCAGGAAATTATAGTGCATATAGTACTCATTTATTTAGTTATGGATTAGGTAATGATGGAACGCATTTGTATGCTACAACGCATAAAGCTATTAGTCTTGGTGGTAGTAGTTCAGGAAAGTTTCAAGTTAAAATACAAACTTCTAAAATAGATTCATCAGGTAGTTTAATTTCTACAGTTTTAGGTAAAAATGCAACAGGTGGTGATAATCGTGCAGGAAATATAAATCAAGGTACTTCAGGTGATTTTTGGCATGAAGAACAGGTTGGAACTTCTACATATGGTGGTCAAACAGCAGATAGAAGAGTATTTATGGATTGGACTTCTATAGATGGTCAGCTATATGCATTAAATGATGCCTTAGACCAATGGGATGTTTATGATTCAAATATAGCTAGTTTATCTATAAATTTAGATATAGGGAATAGTGGTGATGTAACATTAAGAGGCACAGGATATGATTCTGCAAATAAACTTTTGTATGCAATTCAAGATAATGGAAAAATTATAGAATTTTCATATCAAGGTGGTAATAGATATTATGAAGCAGTAACAGCTCATAATTCATCTTCAGATGATTTTTCAACATGGTTAAGTAATGGTGCGTGGGTACAAAGATTTCCTGAAAAACTAAGCCTTATAGAAGCTGCATATTCAGACCACAGAGGATACCCACACTCTGTAGCTATATATGAAAGTAGATTATGTTTTGGTGGTACAGATAGTAATCCTAATACATTATGGTTAAGTAGAAGTAATGATTTAGATAATTTTCAAACAGGTGTAAACGCAACAGATTCTATGCGTTTAACTATTAATTCTAATACAATAGATGAAATAAGATGGTTGTGTCCATCTTCTAGTTTAGTTATAGGTACAAGCTCAAATGAATGGTCTTTGGGTTCAGGTTCAGACCAACTTGCTGTTACACCAACACAGTTTAATATTAAACGTAAAAGTAATTATGGTTCTAATAAAATACAAGGAACATTAGTAAATGCTTCTATATTATTTGCAATGCGTCAAGGTACTAAATTAAGAGAGTGGATAGACCAAAATACTAAAGGTGTATTCTTAGCATCAGATTTAACATCAATAGCAGACCATATTACAGAAGGTGGTATATTGCAGTTTGCAGTACAAACACAACCCGAAACAATTATATGGGCAGTAAGAAATGATGGTACATTATTAGGTCTTACATATGAAAAAGAAACAGAAACATTTGGATGGCATAGACACATATTAGGTGGTAGAAGCGGAACGGCTACTATAACTGTAACTGATTATGCTAATATAGCAGTAGGAACTACATTAGCTCTTACTAAATCAGATGGTACTACTGTAACGTTTACTTCTGAAACCGTTGGTGCAAGCTCTCCTTCAACTTCTTTAAATTGGAGACCTAATACAAGTAATGATGTAACTGCTGATAATATTTTTACTGCTATAAATACACATGCAGATTTTACTGTAGCTAATCCTGCGGCAAACATTGTAACTATTACAGAAACAACTCCTGCAACAAAAGGATTTTTATCTATTATATCTAGTGATAATACAAGGTTAGCTGTTACATCTGAAACAAATACAGTATGTGAATCTGTATCAGTATTACCTACAGCCACAGGAGAAGATTGTGTTTATGTTATTGTTAAAAAAGAAAACAATGAAAGATGTTATGTAAAATTAGATTCAAGAAATTGGGGTACAACATATACTACAGAATATAATGGATTAGATAATTATACAACAGCTAGTAAAGCAGTATCTAGTCAAAGTGCTAGTTTTTCTGCAAATGAATTAGACCAATTTGCTAGTGATACAGTTAGTGTAAAAGTAAATGGTGTACTGCAAACAGGTACATACACAGTTGGTTCTAATGGCTCTTTAACTGTAGCTTCTATTAAAGATGCTAGCGGAGCTAATTTAGCTAATGGAACATATACTATAGTTGTAGGTAAACCATTTACATCAACATTAGCACCATTATATATTCAATCTGAAGCAACACTAGGTTCTAAAAAACCTATACAAAAAGCCACTATAAGATTTAAAGATACACTATCTGCTAAAACAGGACAAACAGAAACAAATACAGACCCTGTTATATTTACAAGTAATTCCGCTTTAAATACAGAGGATGCTGAAGTATGGTTAAGCAATGCAAATGAATTTTTACAAACAATTTATGTTGTTCAAGATGAACCACAACCTTGTACTGTATTAGCAATGATAGCAAACGTGGAGAAAATATAATGTTAAATTTAGTATCAGCAGGATTAAGTTTAGCACAAGGATTTTTAGGTGCTAGAAGTGCAAAAGCGGCGGGTAAAGCAAAAGCAAAACAAGCTAGAGCAATGGCGGCATACAATGCATCTGTTAAAAATATGGAAGCTAAAAGTATTGCTCAGTCTATGGATTATGAAACAAGTCAGGCTTACAAACAAAAAAGACGAGCATTAAGTGAAACACAAACAGCTATAGTTAAATCTGGTGCACAAATGAGTGGCACTACTATGGATGTTATGCTAGAGTCCGCTAGTAATATGCAAATGGATATTTTAAATGCTAGAAGAAATAGACAATTACAAATAGATACTAAAAAGCAACAAAGTAAAGCTATAAAATGGGAAGGTGAAATACAAGCAAGACAAGCTAGATTTGAAGCTAAACAAGCCGCTCAATCATCTTTATTAAGTGGATTTAGTGGGGCTATGACAAGTGGATTTAAAGCCTATGAAGCGGGAGAGTTTGGAAAAATAAAAAGTTTTTTTAGTCCTAAAAAAAGTTCAGGATATAAAGGTGATATAAATATAGGACAAGCGGGGATGATGACATAATGCCAAAAATACCATTATATACACAACAAGCAAATGTAAATACAGCACAAGGAGTAACCATTGATGGCTCAGAAAGTATTTCTTTAGCGGGAGCAGAAGCATCTAGTGATTATAACTTAATGTCGTCAGCAGTTGGACTAAGTCAAGAATTTTTAAATCAAAAAATAGAATTAAAAACTAATGCTGATAAAAGTAAATATGCCTTATGGGAAGACGATTTTACATTTAAAAGAGAAGAAGAAAGAAAAAGAGTTCAAAGTGAGGGTAAAACCGAAGATGAAATATATGAACATTTAACTAGTAATGATTTTGCAGATAATAATTTTAAAACATGGGCACAAGAAAATGATGTTGTAGTAACACGAGAAATGCAAAATGATTGGAATGAATACAAAAGCGAAAATAAAAAAAGAGAGTTTATATCATTAGAAAAAATTAAATTAGAAAAAAATATAATATCTATTGTTCAAAAATCTGATAAATTAAGATTAGAAGATAAACATGAAGAAGCTGATGCTGAAATAGATAAATTACCAATTTCTCCTATAGAAAAAGAAAAATATAAAACTCAAGGATACTACAGTTATTATTTAAATAAAGGACAAAAATTAGCTATAGATGGTAATAAAAAATTGCTAGACGCTTTACAAGAAGAAGCATTAAAAACTGATAACACTAAAATTAATTTTTCACAGCGTCAACAGTTAGAAGTGCAGTTTCGTTCTTTAAATAGTAAATATTTTTCTACTGTTGCAACACAAAATGTACCTGAATTTAATAAAATGTTAACAGATAATTTATTAACAGAAAGTATAATAGAAAACTCTGGAGCAGATAATAATACTAAAACACATTATAAAAATAGATTAGCTCTTAAAGATATGGAAGTAAGTGGTGTTGTTATAAATTCAGATTCTAAATTGTATACAATAGAAACATCTATTACTGAAGATGGAAAAAAAGAAAAAAAATACAATGAAATAAAAGATATTCCTGATGGCATTATAAACCAAACAGGTACATACGAGGGAGATATAACAGTAGCTGTAACAAATGTTTTACTTGGAAAAGGAGTGGATGGAAAAGGTAAATCTCAAAACTTTCAAGATGATTTAAAAATGCTTACAAATTTATTAACCGCTACTGATGCAGAGGGTAATCCATTAATGAGCAATAATATGATAGAAAGGGTTACCGCTCCTTTATTTAAAGTAATGGGTGATGAAAATAAAAATAATATATTTGCTATGAGATTTTCTGAACAAGAGGGTGCTGTTAAACTTGAAGCTAATTCATTTAATGAAGTAGAAAATTTTGCTATGGTAACTTTTTTAGAAACAATTAAAAATACATCGAATATATCTATAAGTAAAAAATTAGATGGAATTGTAACAGCAATGGAAACGGTAAATAATGCTTTAGAGGTAATTGAAGATAATAAAAATACAGGTATACAAGTTACTAAAAAAGACGGTAAACTTAAATATTTTGACTATAAAGATGATGTTATAGAAGCTGTTACTAAAGCATTAAAACCAATAACAAAAAATGTAACAAAAGAATTAATGGATAAATATTACGGAAGTGATGTAAAAAACAGTCAATTTGATGATTCAGAATTTGTTGGAATATTGCAAGAAAGAGAAAACAATAATTTAATATACAAAAAACGTGCTTTGCCTGCGGGTAAAAAAAATAGGTAAATAAATGCTTTCATCTTATAACAGAACAGAGTATTACAATTTTATTCGACAAAATGGTAATCCTTATAAAGATAATGAAAAAGTAAAATCTAAAGACCAAATATTGCAAGCATTTAATGATTTTAGATTAGATGGCAATGTATTTAATGATGACCCAATTAATTATCAAGAAGATAAAACTCCGTTTCGACCAAATCAAATAGTTAATTTTAATATTGGTGAAAAATTAAACGAATCAGAATTAGACTATTACAATAAATTTTCAGACGAAGAAGATGAGTACAGATATATATCAGAGTTATTTTTAAGCGGTCAACATAAAAAACCTATAAAGGGTGGATTAGCCGATATAATGATACGAAATGATATGGGTTTATCCGATGATGATGAAATAAATTATGGTGAATTTATAAATAAAAAGAAAATGGAATACACTAAAGAATCAGCAAATTTTATTGGTTCTGCTAGACAAAGATATTTTTATAGTGTTGAACAAGATGAACCTGCTTTTGTAAAACCAAAATCTAACAAACAATCTAATGAAAAAATAATAAAAGAAATGTCACCATTTAACTTACCTCCACAAGTACAAGAAATACAAAATAAAATTTTTGATTTTGCAGGAAATGTATTAGTAGTTAATCCTTATTTAAAAAGAGTTCAAGAAGGAAAAGTAGGACAAAAAAATTTAAGAGGAGAAATAATTGAAGGAAGCATGAACTGGGGTGATACATTTGCTCAAGGACTAGTTGATGTAAGATTTGGTCAAGAATACGATAAATTATATAATAATGTTTTAAACAATACAGGACAAAAAAAAGAAACTGCTTTTAATGAATTAAACAAATTAATAAAACAAAAAAATGAATTAGATAGTATTACTGGTTATGCGGGTGACTTTTCAAATGCAAGTCCTGCAACACGAGTTTGGATGGAGGGTACAAGAACAGGTGCACCAATATTAGAAATGTCTATACCTATGTTGCTTACAAAAGATTTTAAACGTGCAGGTTCATTAAAAAAATTAGCAAAAGTTAAAAAAGACCCAAAACTTTTAAAAACAAAAATACAACCAACTGAACTATTACGAGCTGACTCTGCAAAAGTTAAACAATTTAAACAAGGTTTACGTTACGGTTTAACGGTTAGAAATTTAGATTACTGGAGAAGAAGTGGTGCGGGTGATTTAAAATCAACATTAATTGGTGATAGAGATATTAGAAATATATCTCAAAAAGAACTTCAGCAGATAGACGATTTAGCTAATATAATTGCTTTACCGTATGCGGGTATAGAATTTATGGCAAGTGCTATACCTATGAAAGGATTAGGCGGTAATTGGACAAGAGCATTATCAAGAAAATTAGCTAAAAAAATGGGTGCTAGATTTATTGGTGCAACAGCTACAAAAGCAACCACAACAGCAACATTAAACTATTTTGGTGAATTACTTGAAGAAGGTTTTCAAGAAGTAATTATGGATATAGGTAAGCAAGCAGGCAAGAAACTAACAGAGGAAGATAGAGAAATTTTAGGAAATCAATTAACAATAATGCAAGCATTGTTGCAAACGGATTTAATTGATGCAGGAGAAGAAGGTCTTAAAGCAATGGAGCAAGCTAAATATGCAGTTGCACTTCTTGGTGGCGGTGCGTTCGTAACTGACTTGGTTAGTGCTAATAATGAGTTTCAGGCTATAATGCAAAGAAAAGATGGTTTAATAAAATTAAAAGATAAAGAAGGAAAACAACTATATACCGAAGATGAAGCATTAGATTTAGCAACAAAAGAATTAGGGTTTTTTGGTAAAAAAGGACAAAAAGAAGCAATTATTGTTAAAGATAAAAGATTATTAGAAATAAATGGAATTGATTCTAAAGAAGCTGAAAAACTAATAGAAGATAAATTTAATGCAAAAGGTAAAGATAGAAAAGAAGCATACGATAATTTTAATAAAGCTTTAATAAAAGCAGTTTATAAAACAAGATTTGAACAAACATTTGTAAATAAAGATGGAGAAGTTGATACAAAAACAGTAGAAGAATATTTAAAAAAATATGAAAGTCAATTTGATGCTTTAGCAGAAATGCATACAACCGCAGAGTTAGAAAAGAATGAAGATGCTCGAATTGAGTATCAAAAAATGATTAGAGAGCAAGAAGCTTTAATTGGAAAAACTGCTGAAATAGATACTTTTGTAAAAGTTTTTCAAGATGTTGGATTGTCATTAACAGAGTCAAACGAACTAGCTACAGAGTTTGTAGAAGCTAGAGGAACAAAAAGTGAAGAATTTGTTAGAAAAAAAATATTAGATAAACTTAATGATTTTATGATTAAGTATGAGGGAAGAACAGGGCTTCCATATTCAACAATAGGATTTTTAACAGAAACAGATTTTAATAATTTAAAAAATCAAGGCGTAAATAAAAAAAATCCTGTGTATGTTCGTATTACAGAATACATAGATACCTTACCTAATAACGAAAAAGAGTTATTAAAAGATTTACCTGAAACATTTTTAAAGGGTGTAAATGGCGATAAGGAAGCACAAACACAATATAATCAATTATTATCGCTTATAAGGGATATAGATTATCAAAAATATTTACAGACATATAATTTCTTTGACCCTGACTTTACACCACCAGAACAAGTAATAGAAGAAGCACAAACTCAACCGCTTGAAGAAGTTGAAATAGATGCTATTTTAGCAGGTAAATATGATGAAATAGCTAAAAAATTAGCAGAAGAAAAAAATATTTCTTTACAAGAAGCAAGACAATTATTAATTGACCAATATAACGAGCAAATATTAGAGCAAGAGGAAACAGCAGAGGAAACAGAAGAACAAAAAGAAGAAAGAATAAATGAGTTAAATAATGCAAAAAATAATTTAGCTAAATCACTACAAAGTGTATTTCCAGAAGCACAAATTATACTACACGAAACAGAAGCAGAGTATAATAAATCTTCTGAAGCACCAAACACAGAGGGTGTTACTATAATAGGTGCAGATGACTCATTGGTTATACATATAAACGCAGAAGTTGCTACACCAGAATTATTTGTGCACGAAGGATTTCACGCATCATTAGGAGCTTTAGAGCAGTTGTATAACAATACAAAAGGAACACAGGATGCATTTGAAGAAAGATTAAAAGAAGTTTTTGAGCGTGCTAAAAAGTATTTACCAGATGATGTAAAAGATGAAATAGATGTGCATCTATCAAGATATGGAGAAGCTGAATATAAATCAGAAGAAGCATTAGCAAAACTAGTAGAAATAATAGCAAAAAATTATCAAGCATTACCTAAAACAGAAAAGAATTTAATTATTAAATTTTTAGAAGAATTAATGGATTTACTAGGACTTGGTAATTATAAAGACAGCATATTTAATGGTGGATTTAAAATTAAAAAGAATATGCCTAAATCCGATAAACAAATTATTAATACATTAAATAACATGGCTGTAGCTTTATCTGAAGGATTAGAAATCAAAACATCTGATTTAGATGTATTTAGACCCGATATAGAAAATCTTACTAAAGCTGATATGATTTCTAGAGCAAAAGAGTTGGGCGTAGAGGGTGCTAACACTAAAGCATTTGCAAGAAAATCAAAAGAAGAAATAACTAAAGCTATAAGAAAACAATTTGGTAAACGTAAAGTGCGTGCTTCTAAACAAACACCTGAAGGCGGTAGAGCACAGGTTATAAATGAAGTAGAAAAAAATGAAACTCATTACAAAACACCTAAAGAAAGAATACCTAAAAAAACTGTAAAAGCTTATAAATTAGTAAGGGTTAATGAAGACGGAAAACTTTATCCGTTATTTGCAAACGCTAATACACCATTTGAAGAAGGTGAATGGATGTCAGCGGGTATTGGCAAAAGAAAAACTATTAAAGGCAAAGAAAAAGTTGTCGGAAAAGGTATGAGTAGCGGTCTTGCACCTAGAGCAGGATTTCACACTGCTGATGTTTTAATAGCATCACAAATAGGAGGTAAAGCTAAACCTTCGGATACTAAACCAAACTACAGAGTATCTGATACTATATGGGTTGAAGTTGAAGTTGGTAATGATGTTGATTGGCAAGCTGAAGCAAATAAAAGAGGTAAAGGTAGAAAAGCAGAAATTACAGAAACTACACCACAAGGAGGTCATTATAAATATAAAACAAATCCTAATATGACAGGAGAGTGGTTAGTTAGCGGAGAAATGAAAATAACTAAAAGGCTAACAAAATTAGAAAGAAAAGAAATAGCTGAAAAAACAGGCATAAATGACCTACCATCATTAACTGATTTAATGGAAATGGAAAATATAAAATTTAAAGATTTAAATAAACAGTCACAAAAAGAATTTAATAAAACAAATAAAAAAATAAGATTTTCAAAAGCTAGAGGTGATTTTAAAGTTCCTGTAAAAGAGGGAGTAAACATAGAAGATTTTGATGGATTTAGAGTAAGCACCACACAATCTGATAAATTACTTGGTGGATATTTTAATCAACAAAGATTTTTAGGTGGCGTATTTTATCCTGCTATTACAGGAAGAATATGGGCGGCAACAAACCAAACTGTAGCAAACAATATTGTAAAACAATTTGAAGGAGTTGAGCCAAATGATGATGGATACTACTATTTAATTCCTATAGTTATGGGAGAAGATACTCATTTATCAAATCAAACTATGAGAAAAATGTTTTTTCAACATTTCGGTACAGCACTTAAAAATAATGAATTAAGTAGAAATGAATTAGTAGATGAAATTAAAAGAGTTACAAGCTTAACACCATTTAAAGGAAAAAAATTAACAAACGGAAAATTAATTACTGAAGAAATGAATAATGTTACAAAAGAACTTTTATCAGAAGATATATTAGAAAAATTATCAAATGTTTTATCTGATTTTAATTCTATGGATATAAGAAAAAAATATATTTCAAGTTTGTTAGGTAAAGGTAAAAAAGCTAAATACCCATCAATAGGAACAATCGAAGAATTTGTAGATTTATATAAAGACCCTATTTTAGATGATGTTCCTTTAGCAGGTGCTGTAAGCATGATAAGGTTTAAAGGAAAACCAAAAGCTGTAGCAACAGACCCTAAAGACGGTGATTACCACGAGTCGTATCCATTTCATGTTGAAACTGATGGTGAAGTAGAGGTTTTATTTTTTGATACAACACAAGACATATTACAAATTATACCTGAATTTACAAAAGCAGATGGTACAACATTTAATGTTTCTGAAACTATAGAAAAATTAAGAAATAAAAATAGAAGTGCAAAACAAATTAGAACAGATATAGGAAAAGAAACTCACGTTCCTGCACAATACAACGCAGTTTTAAGAACAAAAGATAGACTTGAGTTACCAGAAGATGTAGCTATTGAACCAAAAGTTGTTAAAAAGATAAGACTTAAAAAGAAACAATTATCTGAAAATGAACAAAAAATATTAGCAGAATTTATCGAAGCTATTAAGGAATCAAGAATAGCAGACCCTAGCATATTAGCACAACGAGCAAGTCCAGAGTCCATAACTAAAAGAGATTTAGACCTTACACTTCAAGGATTTAATCGTTTTAATCCAAACGATGAAAAAGGACAACAAATATTTGCAAACGATGTAATAGCTGTTCAAAAATCATACACTTATAAAAACCTAGAATCATATGTTAAAACACAATTTACATATTTAGAACAGGGTAGAAAATTACTTTATAATCATTTAGATTTGATAAAAGTTGGATTACATAAATCTAAATTAGAAAATATGTTAAACGATTTAGATGCACAAATTTTAGAAGAAACTAAAAAAGGTAATATTATTGCTGTTGATATTTTGCAAGATAAAGCAGATGAAAAACTACGTGATTTAGATGCTACAGTAGCGGTCGCTAAAGCGTTAAATACAGCTTCAGGAACAACATTACGGTATGTTGGGCTTACCAAATCTAATCTAAAATACTACAGTTTATCTAGTGTGTTATCAAGAGCACAAAGAAACTTGGGTGACCAAAAACTAACAAAAGAAGATAGAAAGTTTATAAAAGACGTAACAACAGATTTAGCAAGATTAGAAAAAGAGGTTGATGGATTAACAGAAGGTGAAACAGAATTAAGAACAGCCGATTTAGAAGCCAATGCTAAAAGATATGTAAAAATAATTAGAGGTAAATTAAAACTTACAGAATCTGGTAAAAGAAAAAAGAATGAAATATTAAAAGATATAAGGGATAACAAAAAAGCATTAAGAGAATTAGGATTGCTTGTAAAAGAAGATGTTACAATTAGACCATCTATTAGAGATGATTTAAATATTACTCCAGAAATAAAAAAAGCAATTTTAGATTTATCAAGAGATTATATAGCTTTAGGAGAAACCACATTAGAAGGATTGGTAAAAAAATTAACTGTTGATTTACCGCAGTTTGGTAGGACAGATATTTTAAACATACTAGGTAATAGAACAGAATCTACTGTAAAAAAAGAAATTAATACATTAAAAGAAATGCTCGTTGAATTAAGAAAGCAAGCTAGACTTACAGCTGTGTTAGAAGATTTACTTATAAATATACAGGATAATCCTAAAAAACGTAAACCAGATTCAGAAGAAGTGGCTAGATTGAAGAAAGAAATAAAAATAGCTAAATCAGAAAAGGCTATATATGAAAATGAACAACTATACAATACAATAGCTATAATTGAAGCACATATAAATGAGTTTACTAGCGGTAAGTCTAACGATAAATCAGCAGAAGAAAGACTGCAAAGTGCTTTAGATAGATTAAGAGAGCTTAACAGATTAATTAGAACAGAAGAAAAAATTCAACAACTAGATGAAATGTTAAAAATGCAACCATCTATAGCAATAGATATTATAGAGGATAGAAAGCGTAAACCTAAAGAAATTGAAAGTAAAGAATTAGAAAGAAAGCTTATAGAACTATCCGCCAAAAAAGCTGAATTAAATAATAGATTATACAACTATCAATTAAGAAGAAATAAAGGTTCGTTTTTAGCAAGAGAAATAGTGGGTATACCTAGAGCATTACTAGCAACAGCTGATATGTCTTACGCATTAAGACAGGGATTAATAGTATCCATAGCCAATCCTAGATTAGCGGCTAAAACTTTTGGTCAAGCGTTTCAAGCATTTTTCTCAGAAGATAAAGCAAGATTAATAGATGAAAGAATAAAAAGAAGTGATATGCAACCAATTCGTGACCAATACGGATTATACCTATCCAGTATGGATGGTGCGTTGGATGCTAGAGAAGAAGTGTTTATGACTAACTTCTTGAAAAAATTTGATATAATACCAAACTTTGGTGGTATCGTAAGTGCTTCAGAAAGAAATATGGTTACTGGTTTAAATTTATTAAGAACAGGATTGTTTGATGATTTTGTAAATAAACATCCAGATGCTCCACCAGAAGCATTAGAAGCTTACGCAAACTATATTAATGTGTGCACAGGTCGTGGTAGTTTAAAACAATTTAGCGGAGCGGCAGAAGCGTTATCATACGCATTTTTCTCTCCACGTTTTGCTGTATCAAGAGTGCAAGCACCATTTACTGCTGCCGCAATAGTAGTTGGTAATAAGGGTGAATATGCGGGATTAAGAAAAGAAGTAGCAAGACAATGGTTTTTCTTAATAGGTACTGGATTAGCAATAATTAACTTAGCTATTCTAGCAGGAGCAGAAGGCGAAGATGACCCAGAAGATACAGATTTTGGTAAAATACAGTTAGGTAGTCAGAGATGGGATATATTCGGTGGTTTAGTACAGCCTGCAAGAATTATGGCACTTGCTGTTAAAAGCGTGTATGCAGGATTTGATGAAGATGTTGAGGTTGATAAAGACGCTTATAAAGAATTAACTAAATTTATTGAGTATAAATTTAATCCTGTTGTAAATATAACTAGAGAGTTAATAACTCAAAAGGATTCATTTACAGGACAGGATATAGATTTTACTAATCCAGAAGATTTAAAAGAGCAAGCATTAAGCACATTTATGCCTATCGTTGTTCAAACATTTTTTGATGCGGCTGAAGAAGATTTAAATGCTGTTGAAACAGGAATGTCTGTTGTACCTGAAATATTTGGTGTAAGTTCTGGAATATACAGTAATTACTAAAAACATCCTTTTTTTACTTGACATTTTATCCTAGCTAATGTAGAACAGCGATTAAAGACACATATATAGGAGGATTCATGCAAGGTTTAAGATTTGATAGAACAGGTGCACCAATACAAGTTGGTAGCATGTCAGGTGCTGTAACAAGTGATGCGGCAATAACAGTTAGTGGTGTAATAGAAATAGCAGAAGTTACAGGTGCTGGAGTATGGGTTGCATATGGTTCATCAGCTCCATCAGCAAATGATGCGGGTGCATTTTTTATCCCACCATATGGAGTAACAAGACCTTTTTTAGTTGCTACTGGACAAACTCAAGTTCGTAGTAGTGGCACTAATATTAATGTACGAGAGTTGTAATGTCTTTAGGTTTAAATCTAGGACAAGGTAGTAGTAATAATGATGTATTACTTCCTGAACTGACTAATCTAAATACTTGGTTAATACAACCAACTACAGATGGTAAGACATTAGTTAATAATAAAGGTACTGATGCTACTCTTACAGGTGTCACTTGTGCTGATTTTACAAATGATGATACCGAAAGTATTATATCTACTGCTTCTATTGCACCAAGAGGTGATTGGTATGTTGAATGCTATTATTATCCTGATGCTCATGTTAGTTATGGTGAAGTAGTATTAGGTGGAGGAGGTTCGGCTGACCAATATATAGGCACTCATACTACATCAGGAAGATTAAGAGCTAGGGTAGCTAGTACAGCCTTCCTGACAAGTGCAAGTAATGTTATCCCTACAGGAGAATGGAGTCGTATAGTATCTTCTCGTTCAGGAAGTAACATTACATTTACTGTTTATGAAGCAGATGGAACACAAAGATGGACAGAAACACTTAGTGCAAATGATACACTAATGACAGCAGGTACTGTAAAAATAGGTGGTGCTTTTAGTGGTAGAATTATTAATGGAAAATTATCTAATGTAATTGTTGGTAATAGCTCAACTGATACAATTTTACATTATCCATTAGCAGAAACTATTACAGGTTCAACTGACCCTGTTTATGATGTTAGTGGTAATGGTAATCACGCCCAAACTGCTAATGTAGGTTCAACTACATTAAATGATATAGCTTCTTGGAATCATCAATACGGATTTACACTTAGTAGTTCAAAAAGAGTACCTGCTTTATCAAGTAAGACAAAACAAATAGCTACCTTTGATGGTGTAGATTCTAACATTCAATTAGCTAACTCAGGTCAAGGTTCTGATTTTGCATTTGGTTCGGATAACTTTACTATAGAGGGTAAAGCAGATTTAACTGATGAAGGTAACGATAGAATACTAATTTCAAGGTATCTTACAAGCGGAAATTTAAGTTGGATTGTTCTTGTAGCGAGTGGTTCTAATAGTGGTGGTTTTTCATTAGGAACTAGCAGTGATGGAAGTAACGTTACATTTGCTGTTTGTGCTAAAGGAAACGTACCACAAAGAGTTACTAATTGGAAAATAGTTAAAACAGGAACAGTTGTACAATTTTATTTTGATGATGTTTTAGCTACTGCTACTTCTGTTGCTGCTGAAGCAACTTTATATGATGCTAATGCTAATGTTCATATTGGTGGTCATGGTACGGATGGTGAATCAGGTGTTTGGGATAGAGGAATACATTCTCTTAAAGTAACCAACGATACTAGTAGCACAGTTATTTTAGATATGGACTTTAGTGGTAATATAGGAACTACTACAGCAACTAGTAGTCATGTAGGTACAAACCATGATGGAACAATAGCCAATGCAACTTTATCTCTTTTTTGGGGTAAAAGAGTTGTTGATACAAGTGGTATATTAGTATCTGCGGATTATGCACTAACTAATACTTCTATATCTAATCCTAGTGGTTATGTACATAATAATAGCGAGTGTGGATTAGATTTAATTACAACAGATGTAAGTGCGTCAGATATATTATCTATTAATAATAGTAGTGCTACACAAACTTTTGTAAGAAGGGATGCAAGCAATTCAAATTTAGTAATACACCTTTTACAATATAGTAGTGCGTTATCAGACGCAGGACAACTAGCGAGGACAAGAACTTATGTCGGTTAATGAAGAAGATATAGTTGCAGTACCACATAAGTACGATAAATTTGTACATACTAATGGTATTCCTTATGCACACTTAGAAGTACCTATAGAATTTCTTTCTGAGGAATTACCTATAGAAGCTACTTGGTCTGCAAAAACTGTAGATGATGATGGAGTATCTACCTCTCAAAAAACTATAGAAGAATATTCTATATCAATAAGAAAATCTATTGATGAAACTAAAGCTATTATATGTTTAGCTGCTACAGTAGCACCTACTTATCGTGTTCCTATATTAACTTATGATGATTTGCAAGATTGGGAAACATGGTTAGATACTAAAGGACATACCATAGATAGCTGGCTAACAGTATCTGAACGTAATACTTTATTAGAAACAGAAGCATATAGCAATGAGTAAGAAATCTCAAGGTGAAAAGGTTACCATTGAGGGTATACTGTATAGGGATGGAGATAAAGTATCCTTTAAGAAGGATGACATCTACAAATCTAAAGGTGGCAAGGAAGTAGCAGAGTCTACAGTAACAGAAACAGTAGCAACAGAAACAGTTAGTCAAGCAACACAAACAGGAATACAAGCAGTTGTAG